TATTGAGAATAAACCTAAAAGGGGTAGAAAGAAAAAGGAGGGTTAAAAACCCTCCTTTTTTAATGTTTGGTATAACCAAGTTCCTCAATCATTAACTTACCTACCTTTATTCCGTTGTATGTATCATCAATAACAACGTACTCATTTCTTGTGTGGTAGTTGTAATAACCAATTGAGATATTAAAACAAGATATCTTATATCTTTGATTTAAAGGATAAATATCCGTATATGGATGTCTATGGTATTTTGTGTCCTTTGGGAAATGTTCTGTAATCAACCTTCCACCAACCTTAAAGAAATCACTATCCCGGGTAAACATTGGCGCACTCATAAGAAACTCAGAAATCATATTATTTTCTGGTGCATCAAACTGAATAACATAACCCACGTTTTCAAAGAAAGCCGAATCTGAGTTAAATGACCCTTTACATCCAGTTTCTTCAGCAACAAAGAACGCAGCTTTTAGGTTTGGCATTTCCTCAAGAAGTTCAAGACAGGCAAATACGCCACATTTATCATCACCACCAATACCGGTTGGTTCTCCTTTATCGTTATAAGCTTTAAGTGCTAGTTTTATCTCTTTCTGTGCGTTTGGAAGCATCTCCTCAACGACATTTATTGTATCAATATTGTGAACAGTGTCTGTGTGGGCTACAACACAAGGAAAATACTCAATATTGGTATCTGTTTGTTTTGTAGCATATACATTATAGTATTGGTCCAGATAAAATGGAATATTCTTTGACTCAAGCCAGTCAACAATAAACTCAATCATTAAATCTTCCTGGTAGGTCTTAGTCGGAACCGAAAGGACCTTTTTTAGTAATTCAAAATTTCTTTCCATAGCCCAAATATAATAAACTTATTTGATACTACAAAATTCTATTTAAAATATCTTTAACACTTTCAAATAATTCTGGGTGGTATAAATTTAAATAAAGATCCTCAAGATTGTCAACACTTCTTTTTTCCATCTTACCACCTTTTTTATATAATTTAAAAACTAGTTGTCCGGTATGTGGATCAATACTATCAAATATAACAGATATTTCCTTTTCTTTTAAATCAAGCATTTTATTGAACCCTCCAAGTTTTACAACAACATCATATATTTTTTGAAACTCGTCGTGAACCCCTTCTTCTTCAATTATCTCAATTATTTTGTCAAGTTCGTGACTAATCTCCATTTGGACTCCTTCTGAATCATAGTCATCACAAAATGAGTTATATCTAATCTCTTCCCAACCACCAATATCACTTTTTGGGTTATATTTTTCAAATAAAGATTTAAGAAGATGTTTAATATCATCATCTTCCATTTTTAACATTCTATACCAATTAAGTAAAATACCAACTGTTGTTTTAAATCTGGATCCGTGCCATACTTCAATAATTCCAAATCTATCAAATGGTTTTTCTGTTTCTCGTCTTATAATTTCTTTAGCCCCATCAATTTGACATCTTTCATTTTCATTTGCATATGCCGAAATGATATTTTCTACTTGATCTTCATAAATCCCAAGTATTCCATTTAAAATATCACTTCTTACTGAAGTTTTTGGTGAAAGTGATAGTCTTACAATTTTTTCAAATTTTTCTTTATTCTCATTGTTAAAACCATCTAAAATGTATCCTTCTTTCCATTCATCTCTATAGGTATACCAATCCCAGTCACTAGAGTCGCCATACATTATATAGTTATATGTCCAGGCGTCATTTTCATCAACACCTAATATCTCTAGGAAGTCACTGTCCTTATCAAAATCTAAAGTAATTTGTGATGCCAATGGGTTTTTTTCGTTAATACGAATATCGTGGATTAAGTCATCCGGGTAATTCCATCTATTATACCCTGAGTCCTCACCTTTTGCAATTTGTTTTAAAAATTCGTATGTATTTGTTGGCATATAGTATAAATATGTTTATATTTGTATTTATATATAGTTCTTTGATAATAGTCATTTACAATATACGGGGATGTATTGGATTTGACAGGCGTTGGTTGAATAAAAGGAGCATGTCGGGACTGAATTAATCTCGTTAAAAACTGATTCACTTTTTAAATGGCAATGTGCTAAACAAAATGGAAGCTGTTGGGTTAATCCGCACTTCTGAGGTTGCTGTAGCGTAATCGCAACAAAAACCGGGGGCCGGCAGACATATAGCCTAGCAACAGAAGTCGTAGTTTTATAGAGCAACCTGGTCGGCTCTCTAAATCCGGATTAGAAACCATTGGTTGTTGATTTACGATGGAAAAGAACAAATCAACTATTTTGGGGTATTAGAAAATACCAACCTAAGCATGTAGTGGTCTTTTAAACAAGACGAGCTGGACCGGGGAGTCGGAGCCCCGCATCTCCACCAATTAATAACCTCATCATACGATGGGGTTTTTTTATGTCTTAAAATTATATATTATTGCTGTACGATTTCTATATTTTTGTGTAAACAAAAAAAGGGATCAGTTTCCTGTCCCTACTAATTTTTTTTGTCTTATAAGATTAAACCTAAAAAGAACGTTGAGATTACACGTTTTATTGAGAACCTTTAGAGTCATTATTTATTCTACTCCTATCCACTTCCTTTTGAGAAGTATTTCTCAGTGACGGTCACTTAGGGGAACCACTCCTTGAGATTTGGACTACTCTCACCTTACTTGACTCTTTCCGAGGATGCCTCCCCAGTTCGTCCTTGCGGGACTAAAGGTTTTTCGGATAATTACACTTAGACTTGGGATCCTTGTGTGCAATGAACGGCTCATTACTATGTAGTCACCTTTCATCCAAACCTGACGGACACTTTTCCTTTCTGATTAAATTAATTTCATAATTTTTTCTTAGGTTTTTGTGTCGTGGATTATGAAAGTAGTGGTCCGCCACCAGAGCCAGCTCATCTTTTGAACGAGCCGATACTCAACTACTCTCTGAAATGTCCCCATCTCAATATTTTAAGATTACTTCGTGACTTATGCCTTGGTAGGCAAGGGTCAAGGATAATGTCAGCACCACCTGTTTGTTATCATACCTTTCGGTTTTAAGTATCCTCTGATATTGGGACACGCAATAATAAAATTGGATAATCTTATTTTTTGCAATATCCCTACGAGTTATTCCTATTGGTGTTCCCACCTCAACCGGACGACCCACATCGCCCAATCATCTAACCACTTTCCCTACAGCGTTGCCCTCGGTACTAAAGGTTAAACGGTATCCCGCTTGTATACTTAAGTTCGGTTACCCAAACCGCAGATCAGTTACACTACTGACCCACTTTATCCTGGTTTCCCAGTTTATTTATTGACTATATACGGCCAAATATCTTTATCAGTTTGTTACTCAGAATCAACCGCAAGGATTTCATCATCAAACATTCTGAATGGATATTCTAATTTTTCAAAGAACGATTTCGGACGTTTCCGAATTTGTTTTACAAAGTTACGACACTTTTTTCAGTTTGTCAAGTACTTTATGAACTTTTTTTTAATTTTTTTCTGTGTAGACATCATAAGTCCCAAAATGGTATGCTCTAAGTTTCGCAAATTCCTGGTTGGGAGTCCAAAGTAGGTTCCCAGCAGAATCACGATACCCAAACATTTGGGGTTCCTTATTTTCTACTTCATTAAAATTATCTTCTGACATCTTAATGTGGTTTTAAGGGTTAATAAATTAAAGAACTATCTGTTTTAAATACATTACAAAGTTATGATAAATATTTTGATTTGACAAGAAGTTAGAGAATTTTTTTAATAATTTTTTTTAATCTCTCATTTTGTTCCCACATTCCCTTATCGGATGCTTCGTATTCCTTCTCAACATCGGCAGCCATTTTTTTGAATAACTTGATTGTTTCTGATTTGTCCAACAAATCCCCAACTGGTTTAAGGACATAATCATTAGCGATACTCATTAGTGTTGCCGCTAAACCATCATCACTCAAATCTTTTTTATTTTCCTTACCACCAAAACCTTTTGTGATTGGTGCTCCATTAATGTATGGTTCTGGATTTACCCAACCACCAGTAACTGATTTTCTTATCTCAAAATGTAAATGTGGTCCTGTTGACATACCCCCACCACCAGAAATACCCTGACCTCCACCGGATTCGGCAATTTTCTCTCCTTTTTTAACCTTATCACCAACATCAACAAGTCTTTTTGTTAAATGTGCATAACAAGAAAAAAAGGTTTCACCATCAACATTATGTTTTACAATAATAAAATTTCCATACCCATTTTTGTCTTTCATATCTGATCTAACAACCTCACCGTTAGCGACTGATATAACACTTGTTCCGTCTGGAATACCAATATCAATACCATTATGGTGAATAGTGCTACCTTTAACCGGGTGCTTTCTATTCCCAAATCCAGATGTTTTAACTCCTTTTTTTTCTAATGGATAGACTAAATTCATACTACAATAAATATACTAAGATTGTAAAAATTATTGATTTAAATGGTTCATTAAAACACCACCCAAAGATGATGCGTGAACCTGAAGATGATTTATTGATTCAATATTAAGTTTTGTTTTCTTTTTTGTGTAATCAAGACCTAATGTACCAATAAATTTTTCATCAATTGTTTTAATTGCAAATAAATAACCAGATTTACAGCCAGTGTCTTCGGCAATATACTTAAGACCGAAAGTTGCAATTGTTTCATCTTTATAATCTGTAATTTCAATAACGTCATTTACATGAAATCGGTCCCAAGACTCCAGTTATAAAAGCAATAATTATTCCAGATAAATTCTCCATACTTTATTTAATATCAAAATTTTCAGACGCTTTAACCGCATTTGATCTGTGAGTACTTGTACCACCACCAGCATTTATATCAGCAAAATATTCTGCTGCTTCTTTTTTACTATCAAATTTAGGAAAATCTGTTTTTCCTTTTGTTAAAAATTGTAACGCAACTTTTACCGCAACTTCTCTATCATTTAATTTATCTGGATTACTTACCAAATCAATACCGGCAAGTGAACCATATTTTCTATAGTTACCCTTCCCTGTTAACTGATTAAACCCTCTCCCACGATACTTATATCCATCACCACTTTCTACATCACCATTTCCAATTATATTTGCATAAACAACATTAAAAAATCTCTTTGGGTTTGCTTTTAATTTATTTAGTTGTTCATCGGAATATTTTCGTACTCTTTTACCGAATGTGTTTCGTATTCTTGAGTTTGCGGTATCTGAATAGTCAACTTCACTTTTTTGAATGAAGTTAGTTTCTTTCATAATTACAGATAAAATCCCTATTTGAGTGTAAGGGTCCTTAATCCCCTTTTTCTCCATTTCAGATAAAAGGTATTCAATATTTTCCTTTTGTTCACTACTAAACCCTCCACGACTAAAGTCAACTTTTCCTTTATAATTGGTGTTAGATGATTTGCCACCAATATTGACCTTTGATTCAAGATCAATTCCTGTAACTTCCTTAAATTTTTTTTTGATATTTTCAAAATCCGGTAAATCTTTTATTTTGTCAACAACATCAGAAAGTAATGACTCATTAATTGAGTACATATTTTTAATGTTTTTAACTTCAGACTCTGTAAGTATTTTTTTCATAATTATAATATAAATATATTATTAAATAAAAAACCCCACCGTTTAAGTGGGGTTAAGTAAGAAATGTTATCAAATAAATTACTTTTTGTCAATTATAGACCAAACAGCACCTGCTAATGTCATAACACCACCAATAATTTCAACCACTGCTGCGTTATCAACGTAACCTTTAGCAACAACGATACCTCCGGCAAACGTTAATACGTGTCTAAGAATACCTAGTGCTTGTTCTTTTGTTAACTTCATAATTTTTGTTTTTTAAAGTTTATTTATTATGATAAATATTTAAAAATCTTACAAAGTACTGTTTTTCTTAATTAGCTTTTCGTTATAGTGTTCCGGACAAAGTGTTAAATACCAACCCAAATCATTCCTTAATTCACCATCCTTACCACATTTTTCACAGATTTTATAACTATCCCTTTCAGCTTTTATTATTCTATCAAAAATCTCATCAGACCCTTCATTTATATAAAATCTAAGTCCGCCAAATTTTTCCTTAACTTGACATACTTGTTTATTCCACCCAAGACTTATTAAGTCTTCAATAAGTTCTTTGAGTAATTCATTCCATCCGGAATCACAATTAAAATAATACGCATTTTTAATTGGTGGTTTATCCGGGTAATATCCATTTTTAAGTCCACCAATTGATTCTAGATACTCACTTAATTCTTCTGTTGTCATTTTTTCTTATTTTATATTTTGTTACTAATTGTTTTATAACCAATGTATCTTTACAATTAATTTGAACTGTGTCAGCCTCAAGCTCAACACAATGCCAAATATTATCATTATCACAAAAATGCCAGTGATCCTCCTTATAAATTATTGTATCATCCCAGGTTACCGGGTATTTTTCAATGTTATAAATTTCAACATATGTTGTTGTGCAACCAACAAATAAAAATCCAATTAAAAACAAAAAGTAGTTCATTATCTATTTTTTTCAAGTTGCTCAATACGATGATTTAAATACCAAAGAGCTTTTTTCAAATCCTGGAGTTCTTTATCGGATTCTTTCTTTCCGGCTCTTGAGATGTATTTAACTGTATTTCCCAGAGAAAATCCAAGGTCCCAGGCATCAATAACCTTAATTGCTTCATAAACATTATCAGATCCTCCGTAATGTTCTGGATGGTTTACTTGTTCTTTATTCATTTTATTTAATTTAAATCCCAATATGGTCCAACAATAAATTTAACATCGTTTCTTAATGAAGAAATAATTTCTTTTTTAAACTCTTCATTTAGTGTTGTAAGTTCTTCGGTAATTCCGTCAAATCCCGGTTGATCCGGATGGTTAAGTTTTACAAGTCTAGTCATTTCGGAATAATCCTCATCATCAATTTGATTTTTTAGTCTAATCAAATTAATTAAACAACTAAATAAGTACAATTCTTTACCATCAAATAAAAGATAATAATAATCATATTCATCTTCAACCATTCCAATAAGTCTATATACAGAAAAATCACAAATGACAAGTTCACCTTTTAGGTTGTCAAAGATTTCCTGGAATATTTTAAGGTTTGTGTCCATATTATACTAATTGCTCCATTGTCCAGACATTATTACATACCCTACATTTGTATGTTACTTTTGTGGTTGTATCCTCTGTAGAATCACCATAATACATCCCAACAATTCTTCCTTCTCTGTTACAATTGTGTTTTAACATTTTTTTTAACTTTCTTTTAATTAATCTAATTCTTCTCATTTAATATTTTTTCATTTTTTATTTATTACATATAGGAAAATAAAAAACAACCACACAATATTTCTATTAATGTGGTTGTTTGCATCTTAAGCGGTGTGGACCTTGTAGGGTTTGAACCTACGACTCCTTGATTATGAGTCAAGCACTCTGACCAACTGAGTTAAAGGTCCGGTTGAGGATGAGAAGTCCTCTGTGTTGTGATTCATACTAGGTTAAATCCAAATCAAGACCATATCCCACCGTAATTCCTTTCTCAAGGGAATAACACAACAGTACTCCGAGAGGGATTTGAACCCTCACCCCGTAGGAATGCGGCTTAAACGCATCGTGTATACCAATTTCACCATCGGAGCATATTTTAGAAAATATTTCTTCAGCATTCTACTCCCAGCCCCGAGGAATCGTATCTTACTTAGCCCGTCTCACCGCTGTATGGGTACTGAAGTTAATATTTTCTTTTTTTTCTACCTATTAAAAGTATAAACAAAACAAATGATACAAACAATAACATATTCATCTTTTAATTGTATTTGTAGACAAGAAAGGATTTGAACCTATACGACAACTTTTACATTGTCTCGGTACAATCTTAGTTAGATCTACCTTAGCGTCTGCCGATTTCGCCACTTGCCTTTGTTAACACCCTAATTTATTCAGCTTACAGGTGCTCCGGTTGTCCCCACCAAAAAGGTAGGTTAGAAATAGTTTCTTTCGTCCTCAACCCAGGTCGGGCAAACTTTCAGTCCACCTCTGTTGAGATGTGCGTTTCCACTGTATCTAATACAACTTACTTTCCCAGTCGTTCTCCCTATACGACAATGTACGTTCCCCTACGGATATCACTCCGTTTCTCATTATGTGGGGCACACTAGGGGGTGATGAACCCTACCACGTGTAGTCAGGACAGGATTTGAACCTATAAGAGACCCATT